GATGCAACGGTGAACACACTCGACAGATCGGTCGCGCACAACCGGAGCATGCACATCAAGAAGATGGGCTGGGCGAGGAAGTTTGGGTGGGCCAAATGGGCGGCAGCCAACAAGCAGAAGTTGATCCGGTTTCCGTGGGAGAGAGTTCTCTAGCAATCTCCGACATCCGCAACGAGCGGATCAAGAGAGAGCGCGAGTTCTACCTGTCCGACGAAGGGTTTCTTGACTTCGTAAAGGACTCCGGGGCTGCGCCTGACGCGCAGTGGGATCCGCACGGGAACCACGCCACGCACATCTTGAACTGGAACGGGCGGCCTGACCCCGAGGCCCCCGACCGGCTGCTCTACAAATACAAGATGGTGCTGTGGCCTCGCGGGGCCTTCAAGAGCAGCGTCTTCGACATCGGGATGTGCGCCTGGCTGATCGCCAAGGATCCCAACATCCGCATCCTGGTGTGCTCCGAGACTGCGAAGCAGGCTCAGGAGTTCGTCGAGAAGGCGATGGAGATCATCGACTCCGAGTGGTATCGGGAGCGGTTCGGTATCCACAAGGGGGCGAAGTGGAAGCCCGGCACCGGATCGTTCAAGAGCGCGTTGCGCACGCGCACGGAGATCAAGGAGCCCACCCTCCAGGCCACTGGTGTCGGTGAGGTTCGCACCGGAATGCACTGGGATCTGGTCATCATGGATGACGTGTGCTCCCAGAAGAACACGGTGACCACCGAAGGCATTGAGAAGCTGTGGTTCTGGTTCGGCGAAACACTGGCGCAGCTCGATCCGGGGTGCAAGCTCCTGGTGATCGGCACTCTCCACCACTACGCCGACATCTACTGCCGCATTCAGAAGAACCCCGCGATGCGGGCACTATTCGAGTTCAGCGTCCACGCCTGGTCAGACCCGGTTTCGGAAGAACCCGATGTCAACCGCGGAGAGAGGCTGTTCTTCCCGGGGCGGCTAACGCGCGCATTCGTTTCATCTCAAAAGGCGTTCATGCCGCCCCGTCTATTCGCCTGCTTCTACCTGAACAGGCCGCAGGCGGCGGAGCAGCAAATCTTCAAGCCTGAGTATTTCCATGTCATCAAGGAGGACGACATCCCGAGCGCGGTGTGGACCTACATCTTCACGGACTTCGCTTTCACGGCGGAGGAGAAGAAGAAGGGCAAGGCGGATCGCTCGTGCTTCTGGGTCGTCAGCCTCGACACCAACAGATACGCATACGTGCGCGACTTCTACGTGGGCCGATGGAAGCCCTCTGATAGCGTTCGCATCGTTTGCGATCTATGGAATCGCTACAACCACCTCAACATGAAGGGGGTGGTGGTGGAGAAGACAACGCACACGGAGCTGTTGCAGAATCTCTTCCAGGAGATTCGGCGCGAGACCTTCATCCATCCGAAGTTCATCCCCATCGAGGGGCGGAACCAGGAGATCAAGGACATCCGCATCGAGAACTCGGAGCCGAAGTTCCGACGCGGGGAGATGTATTTCAGCCAGGAGCTGAGATCACAGCACCTTCGGAAGTGGAAGCCGATGATCGACGAGATGACGGAGTGGCCCTACAGCGACCACGACGACATCCCTGACGCGATCAGCGACATCGACAAGAGAGACAAGGATGGCAAACTCTATTGCCCCCAGCCGCCAGCAGGTTGGCGGTCAAACGTCATCAGGGTTCACACGCCCACGATGATCGATGGGAAATACAACCCTGACCTGGGTTATCCTGCCCGCGAAATGGTCAGGTCGGAGCACCAATCCCAAGGACAAGACATATGGCGGAGTTCCAAATCGGACGCCGGGGCAGGCGCCAACAGATCCCGAAACCAGTCTATCTGGACGAGGCCCGCGCAGCAGCAAACGCAGTTGGACAAGTCCTAGTCGGTAGGTATGGCCAACACCCGTGGATCCTTCAGATCATGGAGGGAGTCCAGGCTTTCGTCGATCGCGGCATCAAGCAGCTTGGCGGTTCAAACGGTCCGCAGCAGAATGCGATGCCTGGCGATCAGAACGTGCAGGGCTATGCGCTTCCGGCGCGCTCGCCGCAAGAGGTGATGCAGGCCGACCCGCGCATCATGGATCGGCCAGCAGACATCCCGATCCCGCAGCAGCAGGCTGTGCAGCAGCAGTTGCACACGCCCGACAACGACATGTTTGCGCAGCTCTCCAGGGCGGCTGATCCTGCACAGCAGCAGCTCGGCCAGGCCCCGCCGCAGCAAGCCTACCCGCAGCAACAGCAGCCCGTGCAGCAGACACAGGGCGGCCTGATCCTTCCGGCGGGCCATCCGCCACAACCAGTTCCAGGAGTGAACAATGAGGGAGCCAACCCCGGACACGATTCCGATTCCGTGTCATGGCTGCTCTAGGACTGTCGTGGTCCCAGCAGGCCCCGTGCGCGCGGCGGCCCGAGACGGGCGCACCTACCTGGTGTATTGCTCTCGGGTCTGCAACATGACCCACATCGCCCGCGAGGGCACGAGACAACAAGAGGAGCTAGCACGTGTTGGACATATTGATGCCGATCCCGGTGGATGACATCCCCCTGGCGGTCAGCGAGTTTCACGACGACGACAAGGTTTGGTTCGAGGGCGCGATCAACAACGTGCTGAGGGACGTGGATGTTCCTCACCGCACGGTGGTCTGTGTTGACGGCGGCACCCAGGAGGATGTAGCTCTCCTGCGCCGCTACATGCCATCGCTGGCGGAGTGGGCGCTCGAACAGAACGAAGGCGTGCACGGGATCCCCCGCACGCTCTCGGCGATGTTGCAGTTCGCCCGCAACCAGTGGATCGCCGTGGTGCCCCCGCACGTCTGGATCAACGATCCGAAGTGGTTCGGCAAGATGCAGGTGGTCTTCACCAAAGACCCGCACTGCATGATGGTGGCCGCCGATGTCCCGAACACGGCGTCCAGCACGATGCCCCCCATCAAGCTCGATCACAAGACTCATCCCGTGTCCCCGTTCTTTCTCACTTCCCTGAATGCGGTGAGGAACGTGCTGGGCGGTGGTCCGTTAGACGAGGCGGACTATTGGCGAGAGTTCTCCCAGCGCGCCCTCGCTCTCGGGGGCACGAGGTGGGTCGCTTCATCTGTCCGCTACGGAGACGCACATGCTGGCCAGGAGGCTGGGTCACTCAAACCCGCTTAGGATCGCCATCGCCGATGACTCGGGGCTGATCTACAGCGACGACTACCGAGACGGATGGGTGTGGGGCTTCAGAGGTCTGGACTGCGAGGTCCAGGTCTTCGATGTCAGCGCCCTGCGGCGGTTCGGCATGACTAGGGCGAGCCCCTACAGCTCGGGGAGTGCGAAGGGCTTCCCGAAGATGATGGGCAAGAACGTGGCGTCCTGGAAGCCGGACCTGGTGTTCTGCCATCACGGGCGGGGGACCAGCCACCCTGGGTTCCTGATGGAGCTACACCGCCTGGGCATCCAGACGGCGGTCTACCTGTGCGATGAGCCCTACGAGATCGGAGAGACCGCGATCTATTCCCCGCGGTTCAAGCACGTCTTCACGATGGATCCCAAGACCATCGAGATCCACCGGATGTCCCGGGATGGCCGAGGTCGGCAGGTCCACTACCTTCCGCCGGGTGTCAACACGGACCACTTCAAGCTGGTGCCCTACAGCAAGCGGAGGAAGGGCGGCGCGTTCTTCCTGGGCAACGCGGGCCTGGTCCCGCGCCCGGCCTTCTTCAAGCCCGTGGAGAGGATGCTGGGAGCGGACATCCGGTTCTGGCCGCAGGGGCGCGTGGCTGTCGGCAAGGGGCACCCGAAGTGGGTGCCGTTGGATCAGCACCCGGCGATCTACGGCGATTGCCACGTCGGCCTGAACGTGCACAGGGATCCGGGCATCACCATGGACTGCTACAAGCGGCGGATCGTCGCGCGCAACCACAACAACAAGCCGGTGCCGAAGGGGTTGCAGCTCGTGAGCAGGCCACCAACGCATGACGGCACTGGCTTCTGGAATGATGGGAACATCCCTGCCTCTCACCTGTGCCCGCGATTCTTTGAGATGGCCGCGTGCGGGACTCTCGTGGTTTCTGACGACTCACGCTCCGAACTGCAACGCCTGTTCCCGATGGCTCCGCGAGCACGTGGCCCTGAACACTTCCTGGAGCTTGTCCATTACTACCTTGACCACACCGACGAAGCCGAGGAGATCGGACGCGCATGCAACTACCTGATTTCGAGACGGCACAGCTACCGGCACCGCGCGGCAGAGGTTCTGATCCGGGTTGGCTTGCTGGAGCAGGGCAAGGACAGCCTTGTTTCCTTATTGGGGGAGCCGGAGGGCTGGTTGAGTCAGCAGGACTTCACTCAGCACGAGGGCAGTTCCTCATCGGCTCCAACTGGACCCTCAGAGCGCTGGTCCCCAGCATATGGCATGTCGTTGATCGGGGGGTCTGGCTCAGTGAAAGAGGCAACCTCTCTCGATGTCCCGAGTCCATGGCTTGCGTAGTCAGCAAGCACATCTTCGGAGGCGGGGTCTACAGCACGACGCACAACAAGCTGCTCAAGATGGTGGGCACCGGACCGCGCAAACTGTGCGAGATCGAGATCAAGCGGAGGGGCCGTGGAGTGCGCCTGCCGAACGGCACCTATCGGGCGGGCATGGAGCCGAACTGGATGCCCGAGAAGCTCACGGACCTCTACCACCCGGGCGGGAACTCCCTCTGCTACATGATTCAGACCGCCCATCTGATGGGTTTCGACCCCATCTACGCGATGGGGTTTACGCTGCAAAACGGGCTGGGGTATCACTTTGGGCGCACCAACCCGATCCACGGGAAGACTTCCCGCTACGACGGGGAAGTGCCTATGGCCTGGCTTCGGTGGTATCAGGCGAGCTATCCTGGGCGCGTTCGGCTCATGCCTGGGTGGTCAGGTCCGATCTACGAGGTCTTCCCAACGGAGGGGTTCGATGGCGAAACAAGATTACGCCCACTACGCGGAGATGGATCTGCGGAGGGCGGCGGCGGCTCGGGACAACCAGACCCAGACCCGGACAGAGGGGTTGATGAAGCGGTCGAGCGACTTCGACCAGATGGTCCTGGACCCGTTCACCCAGATGTCAACGAACCCGGAGGGGACGCGCGTGCACCGATGCGTTCAGAAGCTGAAGGGTAAGAAGGGCGTGAACGCTTACGCGGTTTGCCAGAAGTCCACCGGCCAGTCCTACGCGACCGGCAAGAAACTCTGAGGTAGGTCATGGGGGACCGGCTCCTTCTCGGGAACACGACCAACCCGCCCACGACGCGGGTGGAATCCTACGGTGCTGCCGATCGCGGCATGGGCAAATACCAGCGTCGGCCCAACACCGAACCCATCAAGAAGCCCTACGAGCTGACGGAGGACTTCACTGACGGGACGAACGTTGAACAGACCGCGCGGCTCTACGAGGAGTCGGTGGGCTACCCCAACCTGGCGGATGATCCATTCGTTGTTCAGCAGGCCAGGTCCGCAGTGCTCGGCAGTCTCAAGGACGTTTACAACGTCATGGAGTTCCTGCGGAACAAGTGGCTCATCATGTATCGGCTCTACCGTGGGGAGACGCTGGTGCAGTTCAGCTACGGGCGACCGCAGATGCACAGCCCCGAGCCGTTCAAGGCTGTGGAGACCGTGCACCCGCGCCTGATGCGCACGCTCTTCCCCAACGAGCGCTGGTATAAGATGTATGGCGTCCGCGACCAGGACGACCACGGCGCGAAGATGCAGGAGGCCCTGTGTCGGCACCAGCTCCGGGAGATGGACTTCCTGGATGAGACCTCCCGCCTCGTGCGCGACGGGCTGATCTACGGCACCGCGATCCAGAAGACCTACTGGAAGCAGGAGATCGGCGAGATGCGCCACCGCACGGCGCAGCGCGAGCCTGACCCTGACTTTCCGGGGGCTACGCGCCTGCGCCTGGGCGAGATCGTCCAGGATGAGCTGACCTTCGACGGCAACGCCATGAAGCAGGTCAGCATCTTCGACTACTACACCTCCCCGAACAGCACCAGCGTTGACGATGCGGAGTGGTGCGCCGATCGGTCTGCCTGGGCTGACTTCGAGTGCAAGCGGATGGGGGAGATGGGCCACTGGATCAACCTGGAGAAGCTGGAGTCTGCCGCTGGCAAGAATGACTTCTCCTTCGGGGACGAGTTCAAGGAGCGGAAGAGCTACAGCTACGGCGTCTTCGATCCCCGGGAGGCGAGCTGGTCGCCTCACATCCCCCACTACACGGTCATCGATTGGTGGGGCCCTCTGGTCATCAAGAACGATCGCGGCAACTACACCACGCGCATCTGCAACGTGGTGATGATCGAGCCGGACAGCATGCAGGTGATCCCCCGGGTCACTGTGAACCCGTTCTGGCACCAGAAGAAGCCCTACCAGAGCTGGCGGCCCATCCAGCTCCACCAGGAGTTCTACGGCATCGGGATGATCGAGATGATCGCCCGCATGAGCCAGGAGAAAGACCTCAAGCGGAACCTCCTGATGGCTTCGGCACAACTCGAAGCCAATCCCATGTGGCTGATCTCGGACGAGGCGAACGTTCCCGATGGTCAGTTGATCCTCCAGCCCGGCCTGTGTCTCCGGGTGCCCGATGTGCAGAACAGCATTGCCCCGTTGCACGTGCCCCAGGTCAGCGATGCCGCCCTCAAGGCGGAGAACGTGCTGACCAAGGACATCCGGGAGACCAACGGCACGACCAGCCCGCAGATGGGCGCGCAGGACCCCTTCTCGAAGGGCAAGACTGCGACCCAGCACACCAGCGAGATCGATGAGGCCAACACCCGGCTGGTGGGGATGGTCGAGAACTACGAGCGCCAGATCGCGGTTCCGATGCTGAACCAGATGACCTGGAACAACCAGCAGTTCTGCTCCTACGACAAGGTGATCCGCGAGATCGGCCCCATGGGGCTCATGTATCAGGACCGCTTCTCGATCGCCCCAGAGGACATCCTGGGCCGGTTCCTGGTGCAGCCGCTGGCGAGCCACCGCTTGACCACGAAGCAGACCCAGGTGCAGCAGCTTGTGAACATCCTGGATCGCGGGCCGATCATCAACCAGATGTATGGCCCCACGGCGGTCAAGATGCCGCAGCTCCTGGCCATGATCCTGGAATACGGCTTCGACATCCGCAACGTCGATGAGTTCATCGGCGTCCCGCACGAGCAGGGCGGCCTGATGACGGCCCTGGAAGAGCACGAGTCCTGGTATCACGGCCAGGTGCCGAAGCGGCGCGCGGACGACAACGACATGCGCCACGTCATGCTGCACATGCAGGAGGTGGGGAGCGACCGCTTCGCCCTCCTGGCCCAGAAGAGCGCCAAGGTGGCCGCCCAGGTGCAGGCTCACATCATGGAGCACCAGCACAAGATCGCCCTGGTCGCCGAGCAGCAGGAGAAGATGATGATGGAGATGGCCCAGATGCAGTCCATGATGGGCCAGGGCCAGCAGAACGGCGCAGGATCACCGATCGCGGGCGCGGGCGGGCCTGGGCAGGAGCCTGGGAGCCCGAACCAGCGATCCAACGAGTTCGACCGCGGAGAGCAGCAGGGCGCGGAAGAGCAGTCCACCGCGATGGCGGGAGCACCTAACCTCGGAGCACAATGACCGGAATGGATCTAGGCTACGACCTGGCTGGGCCGGAGGAGAAGCCCAGGCCGAAGGAGCGCTTCCTTCACCCCCCAGACCCGACCCACATGGGCCATGTGGAGCGCGGGCAGTGGGAGCAGGTCGCGGAGACCGAGGAGAAGATCCGCAAGCAGTTCTCCGGGGAGATCGACCGGCTGACCAGGGTCATCAACCTGGGCCAGCGCCTGCTGACGATCAAGAACGCCCCGGGCTACCAGCAGTTCGAGCAGGCGGTGGAAGACCTCCGCCAGTATGCCCAGACAGAGATGGTCGGTTGCAAAGGCGACGGAGACCAGCTACGAATCCTTCAAGGCCGCTGCCAGGCGTTCGGCTCCATCCTGGCGTTGATGCGGAGGACGGAGCACAACATCGAAAGCCTGTCTCAGCAGCTTGAGGTGGTGCAGGCCAAGGCAGAGCAGGTCATCCAACCAGACGGCAAGATGAAACCCCAGACAGTAGGAGACATGAGATGAAAGGCTACAGCGGCAACAACAGCGGTGGGGCCAGCAAGCCCAAGACTGGGAAGCAATACACCCCCCTGTGCAGGAACAGTCAGTTCAACACCACGATGGACGCCATGCTGTCCCGGACGCGCTCGCGGCATTCGGCCACCAGCATGAACAACGATTGGCAGGGAATCAGCAAGGACCAGGGCGGCAACATCCGCGGTTGGTCTCCCGAGTGAGAGCCTGGGCAGGCCGCTCAAAAGGGCCGCCCACCATTCCTCCGCAGCCGGTTCGGGGCGGCAACAGAAGCACTGAAGTTGGTGAAGTCGTGCACACCGGAAAAACATCATGACTGAACAAGGACAGAATCCTTCACAGTTTGAACCGCGGGCCGACAACGCGGCGCTCCAGCTCAAGGCTCAACTGAACCAAGAGCAGGGGCTGAACTTGCCTTCTAGGCCAGTTCAGGTTGGACCGGACGGGAAGCCGCCAGCTCCCCTACCGCCCGAAGGTTCCTACGCTCGGCAAGCCATCGAAGCGCAGCGTGCTGCGGCCCCAATGCAAATGCAGGGCCAGCCAACGCAGCAGCAGGTCGTCGGTCAGCAGCCACCAGCGGGAACCATCGAGCAGGCGATAGACGGATCTCAGGCACCTCCGCTTCCCATGCAAGGCCAACCACCGCAAGAACCCGGTGGCCAGGACTTCTCTCAGCGAGCTAACGAACGCTTCTCGAAACTCACCGCGGATCTGCGGATGGCGGATCAGGAACGGCAGGCTGCTGTCGCTCTGGCGAAGGAAAACGGTGCCACCCTGGCTCAAACCCAGGAGGCGCTGAAGGCTCTTCAACAGCAGCACCAGCAGATGCTCCAGGCCAACCTGGAGAACCTGGACCCTGAGACGCGGATGCAGGTGATGCAGGACGCTCGGATGCAGGAGTATTTTTCGCAGTTCAAGCAGGACATCCTGCAAACGATTCAGCCCCAAATGCAGGGGTTGGAGGCGAACCGGATCCACACGGAGCTGATGAGCCTTGCGAACAAATACCCCCGCTTCGATGTCCAAATCCACGGACCCCAGATCGAAATGTTCAGGGGGAAGTATCCCGAGGTGCCAATCGAGCAAGCCTACAAGGCTATCGCGGAGCCGGAAGAGCTGGTTGTCCGGGGGGCGGTCGCGCACTCAGCAGTGCCACCCGTCCTCGCTCCTGGAGGAACCGCACCAGCCAACACGCGATACGTAGCGGAGCCACAGTCCGACCCTGAGCAGGAGATACGCGAAGAGAGCTTGCTTTGGAAAAAGCAGATCGCTTCCGCTGATCCTGCGGAACAAAGGACTGGATACCGCCTTCTAGAGAAGAATCTCGCGGACAGGTTGGGGGACAAACTCCCCGGAGCGCACCGAAGGTAGCGAGGATTGGCTGGCCCTGCGCCAACGCGCTGAGGCTAGCATGCCGTTTGTAGGTTCTCTAGGAGTCCTGAACTCCTTCGATGTCGGCACCGGAAACCGGGAAGACCTGCTCGACATCATCACCAACATCTCGCCGATGGATACGCTGTATCTGTCGGGCTTCGAGAAAGTTCCCGCCAACAACATCGTCCACGAGTGGCTCGTTGACATCCTCGCCGACTTCGGCGACCCGGATGTCGGCAACGCCGACGTGCAAGCGGTGGCGGAGGGTTCGGACGCTACGTTCGATCCTCTCGTGCCCAGGAAGCGCCTTTGCAACCTGACGCACATCCTCCGTCGGACCTTTGATGTGTCTGACACCCAGCGAGACATCAACACTGCTGGGCTCCGCGACGAATACGTCTACCAGCTTCGCAAGGCCACCATGGAGCTTGCGCGGTTCATCGAGTTTGCACTTGTTCACTCAATCCGCCAGTTCCAGACGGCT